AATCGTCTCGCAGTAGCAGTGTTTCGCGTACGCCCTGCGCGAGAGGAAATTCTTCGTGCGCTGGCCATAGCCGAACTTCGTGCCGCGGCGAGGCCGCGTGTTGCGCTTCTTCCGATACGCGCTGCGCTTGCTCTTAGACGACGGACGCCGGCGACGAAAAGAAGACTTCTTCGACTTGGCTGAGTACCTCCGAGGCATGGTATTCTACCCACTTACATCCCTCCGGTATAAGCACTTGGTCGGCTGTTCAGCCAACTCCATCAGCGCTTTTTCGATTTTCGCGGAGTCGGAACCTCCAATTAGAATCGTCGACCCTTAAGACCAAAGTCGAACTTTGGGTACCAGGATGCCTCCACAAATCCAAGTTTGGGAATTCCGCGCGAATTCCGAGCATTTCGAAGATGCGATCGTTCTCCAGAAGTTTCTTCACAAAATCGCCAAAAAATTCGTTTTTCAGCTCGAGAAGGGTTCCACGACCGGATACGAGCATTGGCAGGGCCGAATGTCTCTGTGGAAGGTGAAGCGAAAGCCCGAACTCATGAATATGATGAAGGGCATGGATATGCCCGTTCCGGAGTACCTGGCGCCCACGACGAGGTCGGAGCACAAGAAGGAGGCTTTCTACTGCATGAAAGAGGACACACGCCTCGCTGGCCCTTTCTCGGACCGTGATATGCCACAGTTCCTGCCCAGGCAGTACCGGGACAAGGTCCTCTATCCCTACCAGAATTCCATCCTGGAGTCCCGCCACACGTTCGACGAACGCGTCGTAGACTGCATCATAGATGAAGACGGGAACAACGGGAAAAGCACCGTCGCCTCCATAGGAGACCTGCTCCACGGTGCCATCGACATGCCGCCCGTCAACGACGGGGAACGGCTCATCGCGTCGCTCTGCGACATCCTCATCGCTAAGGACTGCCGTACGCCTGGCATTGTCTTCTTCGACCTCCCACGATCTCTACGCCAGGACAAGCTGGCCTCGCTGTACGTCGCCATCGAGCAGATCAAGAAGGGGAAGGTCTGGGACATGCGTCACTCCTACAAGGAGTGGTGGTTCGACTCGCCCAGGATTTGGGTCTTCACGAACACTCTCCCGAACCTCGCGATGCTCACCCGGGACCGGTGGCGTTTCTGGCGCATCAATGCGGAGCGGAAGCTAGTCGCCATGTCTCCGATGGAGATGGCTGCTTCGCGGAAACGGAGGAGAGGGGAGGGCGCTGCGCTGGAATAACACCTCCCCTCTATACATAGAATTGTAGCGCCGGTAACAACGCTAACAAGTTCCCTTCTCGCCCTTCGGGCTCGGTGAATTAGATATCTAAGTCAGGTCTTTTATGTGGCGTATGCAGCTACCCTGCGGTGGCGCATCCCAGCGATTTGCCTGGCCACACCGGCCTTCGGCCGGCTACGACTGGCCCACGAGCACGGGGTCCGTCCAGGTACATTCGTACGTGATCTTGACAACCGCGGTAACGTCGGCGTGGTCACCTCCGGTAGGGCTGGTCGCCCACAGCTGAATAGACAGGTTGGTAGCCGGGTTCCCGCCCGAACCTGCGCCCATGGCCGGGTTGTTGATGAGGGAGCGGCTCTGGACAGCGTCCTTCGCGATCGCCATGTTGCTCCAGCGGCGCTTGAGGGTCAGGGGCTTCCCCGCGTATGCGTGCTGCATGTGGTTCTTCTTCCCAGAGGGCTGAATCACGCCCGCCTCGACGAGCTCGCTAAAATTATCGTCGTCAGCAATCGGATCAGTCTGCGTTCCATCCGCGTCCAGAGTCGGGATATGGATGCCCACCATAGGGCACGCAAGGTCCTGAATAGACGCTGACGTGTGCGAGTAGTACGTGACCTCGATGGTCCCGCCAGAGACGTGGTAGTTCTGGTACATGCCGGCGACTTCGTCGCGTCCCATTGGCTGGTGACCCGTTCCAGTCTTGTTGGGGTCGTAGAGCGAGTTGGCGGAGAACTCGTAGACGGCGACGTTGGTCTCGCTGCCGCTCGTGAGGGAAATCGTCTCGCAGTAGCAGTGTTTCGCGTACGCCCTGCGCGAGAGGAAAT